GGGTGCTGGACTGGCTTTGGCACAAGGGCCGGTGCTGGCGGCTCCGGCATTATTGTAATTCGAAATCACAGGGGGTGAGGATATGAACTACGCAATCGTTGAAAATGGAACGGTGACGAACATCATCTGGCTGTATCCCGGCAATGCATCGGACTTCCCGGGGGCGGTTCCCTGTGGAGAGCTGCCGGTAGCCATCGGCGACACCTACGACGGGGAGCATTTTTACCGGGGCGGGGTGCAGGTGCTTTCCGCGCTGGAACAAGCCCAGCAGGAGGCGGCGGACATGCAAGCGGCGCTTGAGCTGCTGGGCGTGGAAAATGACGCGGATGTGACCGAATAATGGGTAAATATCTGGAAGCGGCTCAGAAAATCAGGGCCGTGATGGATACGGCGGCGGGAATGCTGACGGACGAACAGGCCTTGAAGGTGACCGCCCTGTATCCCCTGTGGGACGCTGCGAAGACCTACGCCGTGGGCGACCGCGTGCGGTACGCTGGCAATCTGTACCGCTGCCTGACGGCCCACACAGCACAGGCGGCATGGACACCTGCTGACGCGCCCAGCCTATGGGCCAAGGTGCTGACCGACCCCAGCGGCGCTATCCTGCCGTGGGTACAGCCGGACAGCACCAACCCATACGCCAAGGGCGACAAGGTGACGCACAACGGCAAGACGTGGGAAAGCCTTGTGGACAATAACGTTTGGGAGCCGGGCGTGACTGGAACGGAAAGTCTGTGGAAGGAAGTGGCATAATGGCATGATAGGAATCACTTTCGGGGAACTGCACTCTTATGAAGACTTGAACCTGATCTTGAGCGAAAAAGAGATCGGCGCACCATCCGTCAAGAAAAAGCTGGTAGAGATCGAGGGGGCCGACGGTTCCATTGATTATACCGACTTTTTCGGCGGGCCGAAATACGGAGACGTGACCCACAAATTCACGTTTTCCACCCTTGTTCCCCGGAGTGATTTTCTTTCCCATTATTCCATGGTCAAAAACGCCCTGCATGGAAAAAAGCTGCGGATCGCCCTTGACGGCGATCCCAGCTTTTACTATGTGGGGCGTTGCTTCGTGTCCTCCTTCAAGGATGAAAAGGGCATAGGCAAAATCGAAGTAGAATGCGAGTGCGAGCCGTACAAGTACAAGACCGCCAAAACCGTTGTGACAAGGGCGGTGGACGGCGCGGAAAGCGTTACCTTGACAAACAGCCGAAAACGTGCCGTGCCGGAGATCACCATCACGACGGAAGCCAGTCTGAACCTTGTGTACGGCTATAACGTGTGGGATTTGGGCAGCGGCAGTTATACCCTGCCGGAGCTGGAACTTGCAGAAGGGACAAACACCGTCACCGTGACCGGGACGGGAAGCATTCGCTTTGAATGGCAGGAGGCGACGCTATAATGTATCGGGTCTATTGCGACGGCCTGCCCCTGTACAACGACCGGCTGGAAAGCCTGACGATCCTGTCCCCCACGGTGGAGCTGGAAGAAAACAAGACCGGGTCTTTCGCCTTTACCCTGCCCGCCGACCATCCCTATTATGGGCTGGTGAAAAAGCTGAAAAGCGTCGTCACGGTGTATCAGGACGATTATCTGCTGTTCCGGGGCCGGGTGCTGGATGAGGAAACCGGCTGGCACAACGAGAAGAAAATCTCCTGCGAAGGGGAGCTGGCCTTTCTGCTGGACAGTATCCAGCGGCCCTATGATTATTCCGGCACGGTGGCGGGGTTTCTGAATCTGCTGATCGACCGGCACAATGAGCAGGTGGAGGAAAGCAAGTGGTTCACCGTGGGCAATATCACGGTGACGGACAGCAACGACTACATTGTACGGTCGAATATCGACTACACCGACACGTGGACGGAGCTGCAAGACAAGCTGGTGAAGCTCATGGGCGGGTATGTGTCCGTCCGGCACGTGGGGAATCTCAACTATATTGACTACTTGCAGGACAGCACCGCCCTTTCCCCGCAGGCAATCACCTTCGGGAAAAACCTGCTCGACCTGAAACGGGTACGGAACGGGGCGGACATTGCAACGGCGGTCATTCCACTTGGGGCAAAGCTCAAGGACGCGGAAGGGAAGGACACGGACACCCGCCTGACGGTGAAAAGCGTCAACGATGGCAGCGACACCATCACGGACGCGGACGCGGTAGCACAGTTCGGGACGATTGTCAAAACGGTGGTTTTCGACGACGTGACCGAGGCCACGAACCTTTTCACCAAGGGCAAAGCACAACTGGACGCGCTTGTCAAGCAGCCGGAAACGGTGGAGCTTTCCGCCGCCGATCTGGCCACGGTGGACGCGGATTTTTCGTCCTTCCATCTGGGCACACAAGTTCGGGTGACCAGTGCGCCCCACGGAATCGAGCAGCTTTTCCGGGTCAGCAAGATTTCCGTGAACCTGCTCGACCCTGCCGCCAACAAACTGTCCCTGAACGGGGCGTTTTTGGGGCTGGGAGGGGCTTTGCTGGGTGTTGGGCAAGCGCAAAGGGAAATTGTCCGCGCCGTGGAAAACGTCGAAAAAAGGGCCTCCGAGGCCGTCTACAACGTGGAACAAAACCTGCTGGCATCCTTGCAGGTGGAGGCGGACAATATCAAAAGCGCGGTGGCGGAAAACTACTACCTGAAAGACGACACCGACGCGCTGATCTCTTCCGTCAGTACGGAGATCGAGCAGACCAAAAACAGCGTGGAGATCGAGTTCACCACCTTCCGGGCGGACATCGACGCGGTAGCCGCCGGGACGGACGCGGAATTTGAAGAAATCCGCAAATACATCCGCTTTGTGGACGGGAAAATCCTGCTGGGCGAAGTGGGAAACGAGCTGGAATTGCAGATCGCCAACGACCGCATATCCTTTCAGCAGGACGGGGCCGAAGTGGCCTATTTCAGCAACCGCAAGCTGTACGTGACAGACACCCAGATATTACACAGTTTGCAGCTGGGGAATTTTGCGTTCATGCCCCGTGACAACGGAAACTTGAGCTTTAAGAAAATCTGACGGAATGACAGGCTTCTGACCCCTGAAAGGGGGAAAGAACATGGCGGCATCAGGAACCATACAGGCGGCCATTCGGACGGGCTACCGGCTGCAGATCGCGTGGACGGTGGGCAGCCAGTCCGTGGCAAACAATACGTCCAGCGTAACGGCCAAGGTGCAGCTGGTATCCACGGGGAGCAGCTACACCATTAACAGCAGCGCCAGCAAGTCTGGCAGCCTGACCATCAACGGCACCAAGTACACATTCAGCTTTTCGGCGGCCCTGAACGGCAACCAGACCAAAACCCTGTTTACCAAGACCGTAACGGTGGCCCACGCATCCGACGGGTCAAAGACCTGCGCTTTCGCGGCTACCTGCGGTATCAACGTGACGCTGGGCGGCACGTATTACGGCAACGTCACGGCCAGCGGGAACGGCACGTTTAACACCATCCCAAGGGCCACCGTTCCCACGCTGTCGGCAAGCAGCGTGAACATGGGCGCATCCGTCACCATCAACATGCCAAGGGCTTCCGGCAGCTTTGACCATACGCTTACGTATTCCTTCGGAAAAGCGTCCGGGACAATCGGCAGCGGCCTTGGGACAAGCAAAACATGGGAAGTGCCGATTTCCCTTGCAAGTCAAATTCCGTCCGGCACGTCTGGAACCTGTACGATCACCTGCAAGACCTATAACGGAAGCACACTGATCGGCACAAAGTCGGTTTCCTTCAAGGCCAAAGTGCCGGATGCGGTCGTTCCCACCATTTCCAACGTTTCCATAACGGAAACAGTTTCCGGCCTTGCGGCACGGTTTGGAGCATTTGTGCAGGGCAAATCAAAGGTCAAAATTGGCATTGTGGCGGTTGGGGCCTTCGGCTCCACCATCAAGGCATACAAAACGACCGTTGACGGGAAAAGCTATTCGGGCACAGCGCCTACAACGGGGACGCTTTCCAGCGGTACAAAAGCGGTGACGATCACCGTTACGGACAGCAGGGGCAGAAAGGCAACCGCAACAAGGACGATTACAGTGATCGCCTATTCTGCGCCAACGATCAGGGGCCTTTCCCCTGTCCGTGCGCTGGCGGACGGCACGGCAAACTATGACGGCCAGTACGGGAAAATAGGCTTTTCCTATTCCGTGGCCACGATCGGCGGGAAGAATGAAAGCCGATACACGCTTGAATACAAGGGCAGGGATTCAACGGAATGGATTCAGATTCAGGCGGGCACGGGATACACGCTTTCGACCAGCATTTTGACCGGGCCTGTGATGGACGTTGATTCGGCTTATGACGTGCGCCTGTCAGTGACAGATTACTTCACCACGACCAGAAAAACGGTTGAGATACCGACCGCGTTCACCCTGCTTGATTTCAACGCATCGGGCCGGGGCGCTGCGTTCGGGAAGGTGTCTGAACTCGCTGACGGATTGGAAATTGGATTGGATATGAGCATTTACAAGGACATCTTCATGGGCGGTTCAAAACGCACAGACGATGAAAAGAATATGTATTTCCAATCCACGGAAGACGCGACAAACGTCCATAACTGCAAACTGTACGGGGGCAACGGGAACAGCGTTACGTCCATCGGCTGCTGGGACAGTGCCCGGAGCATCGGCATCTGGCGCTACCTAACGGGCACGAAAAACATGGTTATTGATAAAAACGTGACGCTGACCCACGGCAACGGCGGGGATGAATTTATCACCTCCGGGGACGTGACCCACGCAAACCACGCGGGGCGGGTGCTGTTTTCCAATGGCCTGCTGATCCAGTGGGGCCGGGAGAGCATCACGCCCGTGGCCAACACGCCCACCAAAAAGGACGTGACCTTTGCCGTGGCCTACACGGATACGCCCGTTGTTATCACCACGCCGCAAACCGCCGTTCCCGGAACCGTCGTGACAGGCAGCGCGGCGGCCAGCATTACCGCCACCGGCTTTGACTGCTACGTGACCCGCACGGGCACCACGGCAACGTCTATCGGCTGGCTGGCGGTTGGATATAGAGCACCACAATAACAAAACGAAAGGAACCCGGAATGATGGAAACGATCATGGCAGCACTCATCACGGGGGGAATGGCCCTTGTAGGGGTTATCATCACCAACGCGGCCAGCAACCGCAAAGTGGAAAACAGTATCAAAACGTCGCAGGCGGTGACGGACGTGCAGATCAAAGAGCTAACGCGGGAAGTGAGGGCGCACAACAATTTCGCCCAAAGAATGCCGGTAGTGGAAGAACAGATCAAAGTGATCAACCACAGGCTGGCAGACTTGGAACACGAAAAAGCCGGGGAGTGATCCCCGGCGCTTTTTTATTCTATATATAGCGCGTATGTTCTTCCGCTTTTTTCTCTGCGGATTTCTCCATTGTGGCCCATAATGTATAGTTCGTTACTTATGTCATTTTTCCATTCTGGCCCAAATCGTTTGTATATATTTTCTTGCTTAATACCGGGTTCTTCTTTGACTATCTGTTTTAATTGATTTCTTACGATTTCAAGCCCTTTTTCATGTTTGATAAGTTCATCTAAGTGCGTTTCTAAATAATCGAGCCTTTCTTTCCGCTGCTCTAAGTCGTCTGGGCGGGAAACCAGTATCTTTGACCATCGTTCAAAGCATTCCCCTTTGGCCGTACAAATTTTCTTAGCATCTTCCATAAAGGCAACAAGGGCTTTTAATGATTTATATTCTGCCAGTACGCCATTCTTCTTTTCGGCAAGAAAAGTATCAACTAAAATTCCATATGTATTTTCCATTTCATTGACGAAATCAATATGGGCATAAATCCATCCATACGGAAGCTGCCCGTCTTCGGTCAAATGACTAAGATCGTTTTCTTTTTTTGATTTTAACTTTCCCTTTTGCAAAAAGCGGAACAAACCCATAAAAGCACCCCTTTGCGATTTTGCCATTATGATGCGCTTTTTTCTGGATTTGTCAATAAAAAAAGCCCGGGGATTATCAAGGACTATTTTTCAAAGAAAAACGGCGACCGAAGCCGCCGCTTTGTTTGTATTTAATTTCAGCGCCATTCGGTACAGAAATTATGTACAACTACAATTTCAAAAAAATATGATGTCCTTGATCTCCTTTTTATCCTTCGACCAGACCACCTGAATTTCCTCGATAAACGACCGCCAGAAGGCCCGCTTGTGTTCGCCGTCCAGCTCTTTGTAGATTTCCTGCCAGCCGTTGGACAAGACTGCCTGTATCTTCTCGTAGTCCGGCTCTTGGTTCAATTCGGCCTGCTCGTTTTCGGCGGCGTGGATTTTGTCCATCAGGTCGTCATAGCTTTTGTCGTACTCTTCCACGCTTTTGATGCGGCCCTTTTGCCAAGCATAGTTCAGCCTGTCCAGTTCGGCGGTCAGCGCCTCCACGTCATGCTTGGAGACCTTTTTCCCGGCGGACTTGACGCTGATCGCCTGTAGCTTTTTGCCTGCAATGATGTCGCCAAGCTGCTCCAAGAGCATTTTTTCAAGCCGCTGCTCCTGCACGATGTTATTGAAATCGCATTGGTTGTTGACACGTGACCGCCCGCATTTATACGCAAGGTAGCCCCTTCTTTTTTCGCGTTTCCCGGTCTCCTTGTTGGGGCGCGAATAAGTGTAGTACTGGCCGCCGGACAGCCGGTAACCGCAGCGTGGGCAGCGAATAAGACCCGTGAAAAGATACGTCCGCTTCTCCGTCGTGCGTGGGTTGCGGGAGATGATCTTTTGCAGCTGGTTAAACTCTTCCCGCGTGATATACGGTTCGCAGTAGTTCGGATTCCCCTTGTACGTGCCGCAGATCATTTCGTTCTTCAATGCATTCATAACGGCGTTATACAGGAAATTCCTGTTGTATTTCTGGTTGATATAGCTCATTCCGGCGCGGACGGAGTGGTTTTTCATCACATAGTCGATCAAGTCCCGCATGATTTCTTCGTCGCGCTTGCCGATGTACTTATGCCGTTCTCCCTCTTCCGGCATTCCGACGGCATAACAGAACGGCAGACATTGAGACCCGTAAAGCGGCTGACCCGTTTTGATTTTGTACTCGTTAATCATGCGGACACGTTCACCGGCCTGATCTGCCTCAAACTGGGCCATGGTGAGCTTCATGTTCACAAACGCCTCGCCGGATGGGGTGGACAGGTCATATTTTTCTTCCGTGGCCGTCCAGATCACGCCGCCGACGGACAGGCGCTTCATGCATTCGTGGTATTCGGCCACGGAACGGAAGAACCTGTCCAGCTTGATAAAGATGATCCGTTTGAATTTTCTCTTTTCGGCATCCTGAATCATTTCCTGCAAAGCGGGCCGGTTTTTGATGAGTTTCCGCCCGGAAACCCCTTCGTCTTTGTAGAATTTGACAATTTTCATTCCGTGATTCTGGGCGTATTCGGTCAGCTTTTCAACCTGCGCTTCCAGCGAAATCCCGTGCAGCTTTTGTTCCTGTGAGCTTACGCGGATATAGGCCGCCACCTCTTCGATATAGTTTTCTCCGCCAATAAATTTCCCTGTTTCCATGTGTTTTCTCTCCCTTTGTTCCTCCGTTTTTCGTGTTGCTATAGCATACTCCGTAGCCAGAAAAAGCCTTTATCCGGGTTCATCATATCCATCACCAGCGCCGCAATGATAACGACAAGCGTAACCGACAGCGCAATGGACAAGGTGCAGATCAACCGCAGATAGCTTTTTTCTTTTTTCTTCATGTAGGCAATGCTTTCGCTTTCTTCGCCTTTTGCCCGTTCTATGTCTTCCTTCGCCGTGGTGTGCAGGTGGTCGATCACGCCGTTCTTCCGCTGGTTTTCTTCCTCCAAGTGCCGGATGATCTCTTCCTTTGCTTTCAGCTGTTCTTCCAGCACCTCGTCAGGCTGCTTGACGCTTTCGCAGTCCAGCTCTTCCGCGCTGCACCCTGACAGCACCCGGATCACCGGCTGGGCGGTGCCAAAGCGGCAATCCGTCCCTTTCCGGCTCATCATTCGTTCAATGGTGCTTAGGGGAACGCCTGACTTTTCGGACAAATCTTCGTAGGACAGATGCAGGGCCACGCGCCGCATTTTCGCCCATTCCAGCAGTTCCGCATTGGTAAACGTCATAAGGTACGGGATACAGTCACGGCCCGGATGGGTGCAGTTTACGCAATTTTTGTCCATTTTTAGCGCCTCCTGACTTATGGCGGTCAAAGTACCAGCCTTTGGGCGGCGGGATCGCCGTCTCCGGCTGTGTACTTTCGGCCTGATCTGTCCTATGCTTTGGGTGGGTCAGAAATGGCCTGTCATTCCGGGACAGCGGCGGGGGGTAGGTGGTGCTGCGCACCCGCCGCAATTCCGATTTTTCTGAATATCGGGAAAAGGGTTGCAAGCCTGAAAATCCTGTTGTAGGATGTTTCTTAGAACGTGCGTTCCCACCTCAAGTGATGAAAGGAAATACGGAAAATGACCAATGAAGAATTGCTCGTCCTTATTGAACAGCTTACTGAACCTCAAGTCGAGTATATCTGCCACCTAATCAAGGCCTTATTCTGCCAAGGTACGAATTAAATCGCGAACCATCTTTTTTTTCTCGTTGTCGAGCGTGTAATACTGTTCGATAGCGCACATCAATTCGGTGTCCATAAGCACTTTTGCATGAAGCGTAGCAGCCTCTTTCGGGTCATTGTCGATTATTAGATCAGACCCGCGTAAATCCAAAGCCAATGCTAGCTTTTGCAAAGTGCTTCTTTTTATATTTACGACCCTGCCGTTTTCATACTTTGCTATGGCCGATTTTTGAAGCCCGACCATTTTACCAAGCTCTTCTTGGGTAAGGCCCTTTTCAATCCGGGCTTCTTTGATCTTCTGCCCAATTTGCATATCGGATCGCCTCCTTTCTGTGTTCTAATAATACACCACAGTTTCCTAAAAATCAATTTATTTTGAAAAAAAGTCAAAAAAACTATTGACCTGTAAAAATTATTGTAGTATAGTAACGGTGTCCAGATTAGACACCACAAAAGGAGGTGAAACGAATTGAACAGCAAACTTCTCAGGTCGATCATGGTTATCCATGATGATACAAACGCAAAACTGGCCACCTACCTTGGAATCTCGGAGCAAAGCGTCTGTAACAAAATCAACGAAAATGGCACCGAATTTAAGCAGGGAGAAATTGCCATGATTAAGAAGCGTTACGACCTAGACGCTGATATGGTTGACCGAATTTTTTTTAACTTGAAGGTGTCTTAATTAGACACGAAACAGATGAACCAATGAGCAAAGGAGAAACGACCATGCCACGAAGCGTAAGCCTCCACACGATGGAGGAGATCGACGAGGAAATCTCCCGCCTGCGGGAATCGGAACATGTCCGCCTGTACGAAAAGTACGTCCGCCTGATGAACCGCCGCCGGGCGTACATGAACACCCTGCGGTTTGAGGAACGGAAGGGCCGGGAGCTGGCCGCCAAGGGCCTGACGATGGAAAACATCGAAGACCGGCTGGCGGAGCTGGACGAAACGGCGGAAAGCCTTGACGAATAAGGGAAGGAGGGAAGCCCCATGAAAAGATTTCTGAACATTCTGACCACCATTGCGGCCATCGTGTTTGTCTGCTCCCTGTGCGCCATTGAAAGCCTGAACACCGGCACCCTTGCGGCGCTGATGATCTCCGGCGGGTGGCTGGTCTGCTACACCATGATCTACCACGAGCTGCGCAGGGCGGGCGAATGGTAAGGCTGATAACCGCCTATCGGGCATGGGTGCAAGTCATGGCCGACGCAGCGGAAGAAAAATGACACGGAGGTGGGCCAGATGCACGAAACCCCAACGGCTGAACGGATTCTTTCCATTCTGGCCGACCTGTACGCGGATCAGGCAGGCGTAAAAATCAAATATGAAATCACGGAAGGAGAGGAGACAAGTGTTTAGATACACAGATGACCCGGTGGCCGACGCTGCCGCCTACGACGCGGAGCTGGCCCGGCTGGAAAGCCAAGTGCCGGAATGCAGCTATTGCGGAAAGCCCGTGGCGGAGGATTACTACTACGAGATCAACGACGAAGTCATTTGCGCGGAATGCTTGGACGAGCATTTCCGGCGGGAAGTGACCGTGGACTGACCCGGAGACAGACCATTTTCGCGGCCCCACGAAATTGACAGGAGGGCCAGAAAATGAAGGAATTTCAGAGCTTTTACAAAGAGGTTGATAATCGGAAGTTTAACACGTGGTGCCGGTGGACGAAACGGCTTGACCTGTACGGCTGCGGCTGTCAGCACGACTGCGCATACTGCTACGCCAAGAGCCTGCTTTCCTTCCGGGGCCTGTGGAACCCGCAGGAACCGGCGGTGGCCGACCTCGCCAAGGTGGAACGGCGCATTGCCAAGTTCAAGCCCGGAACCATCGTCCGGCTGGGCGGTATGACGGATTGCTTCCAGCCGCTGGAACAGGAGATCGGCGTGACCAAAGAAACCATCCGGCTGCTGAATGAACGGGGAATCGGCTACCTGATCGTGACCAAAAGCGCCATGGTGGCGGAGGACGCTTACATTGCCGTAATGGACAAGCGCCTCGCCCATATCCAAGTCACGGTGACCACCACGGACGACGCGCTTTGCGCCACCTACGAACACGCAAGCCCGCCGTCGGAGAGGATCAAGGCCATTGAGAAGCTGGCCGCGCTGGGGTATGACGTGTCCGTCCGGCTGTCCCCCTACATTCCGCAGTATGTGGACATTGACCGCGTCAATGCAATCCAGTGTGACAAGATTCTGATCGAGTTTCTGAAAGTCAACCATTGGGTGCGCGGCTGGTTCGACATTGACTATTCGGAGTATTCGTTGAAATACGGCGGGTACTGGCATCTTCCGCTGGAACGCAAGATCGAGCTGGTGAACAGGATCACCGGTTTCCGGGAAGTCAGCGTCGGCGAGTACGTCCAAGAGCACTACGAGTATTTCCGGGAAAATGTCAACTACAACAAAGACGACTGCTGCAACCTAAGAAAATAAAAGGAGAAAAACAGAGATGGCAACATTATGGCAAATCGACGAAGAAATCATGGCCTGCATCGATCAGGAAACCGGCGAGATCATCGACGGGGAACGGCTGGACACGCTGCAAATGGAGCGGAAAGCCAAGCTGGAAAACGTGGCCCTATGGGTCAAGAACCTTGAAGCCGACGCGGCGGCCTTTAAGGCCGAAAAACAGGCGTTTGAGGCCCGTGAAAAGGCGGCTGCGAATAAGGCGAAGGGCCTGAAAGAATGGCTGGGAAAGGCCCTTCAAGGCGCAAAATTCGCCACCGAAAAATGCGCCGTCAGCTTCCGCAGATCGGAGGCGGTGGAGATCGCCGACGAAGGAACGCTGCGCACGTGGGCCGTGGTCAACCGCCCGGAGCTGCTGCGGATCAGGGAGCCGGAGATCGACAAAACCGAAGTCAAAAAGGCGCTGAAAGCCGGGGAAGAGATTCCCGGCGCGGCGGTGGCTGAAAAGCTGAATATCAATATCAAGTAAGGAGTGACGCAGAATGAGCAAGGTCATCTGTGTGATGGGCGAATCCGGCAGCGGGAAAACGACCTCCTGCCGGAACCTCGACCCGAAGACCACATGCTACATCGACTGCGATAAAAAAGGCTTGTCGTGGAAGGGCTGGAAAAAGCAGTACAACACGGAAAACAAGAACTACCTTTGCACCGACAAGCAGGAGATCGTGTTGAAACTGCTACACCGAATCAACGAAAGCGAGGAATTTGCCCACGTGAAAACGGTGGTCGTGGACACCATCAACGGCATCATGGTGGCGGACGAAATGCGCCGGAGCAAGGAAAAGGGCTATGACAAGTGGCTTGATCTGGCCTGCGCCATCTATGACATCGTGGACTACTCCCTGACCATGCGGGAGGACGTGACCGTCATTTTTGTGGCGCACACCCAGACCGACCACGACGACAACGGCTATATGTTCACCCGGATCAAGACCAGCGGCAAGAAGCTGGACAAGATCACGCTGGAAAGCAAGTTCCCCACGGTGCTGCTGGCCAAGGTGATCGACGGGCGACACGTCTTCGAGACACAGGCCAATTTTTCCACGGCGAAAACGCCGCTTGGAGCGTTCACGGAAAACATCATCGACAACGACATGACCGAAGTGCTGAAAGCGCTGGAAGATTTTTAAGGAGGAATGAAACATGATTCGCAAGCCTAACAACTGGGATTCCGTACAAGCCTTTTCCGACCGGCCCAAGCTGCCGCTGGGCGCGTATGTGTGCAAGGCGAAGCAAGTCCGCGTACAGGACACGAACTACGGCCCGCAGCTGTGCCTACTGTTCGACATCACGGAGGGAGAACACGCCGGATTTTTCCAGAAGGACTTCAACGCCAACGTCAACGCGGACAAGAAGTGGCGCGGCCTGCTGCGCGTCTGGCTCCCGCTGGACGACGGCAGCGAGAAGGACGAAATGACCAAGAGCAGCTTCAAGGGCTTTGTGACGGCGGTGGAACGGAGCAATCCCGGCTATACGTGGGACTGGAACGAAACCAACCTGACGGGAAAAACCGTTGGTATTCTGTTCCGCAATGAGGAATGGGACTACAACGGCCAGCACGGCTGGGCGGTGCGCCCCTTCCGGGCCATCAGCGCCGACAGCGTCCGGGAGGGCAGCTACACCCTGCCCAAGGACAAGCCCTTGGGCAACAAGCCCCAGAGCGCGGCCCCGGCCCAGAATAACGGGTATCAGGAAGTTACGGACGACGATCTGCCGTTCTGATCGGAGGGAATACCCGTGCCGATCCACATGAAGATCAACAAGACCAAGCGCCCCGGTAAATGCCAGACTTGCCTCTGGCATTGGCCGGAGGTGCACGGGGCGGGCGGCTTCCGCTGCTATCTGTCAGAGAGCGCCCATTATCACGAAGATTTTTCGGAGGGCTGCCGCCTGTACGAGCTGCGGGTGCCGTCCAGCCCGTTGAAAATCAGCTGGGGCGACCCGAAGGAGCGCCACAGGAAGAGCACCACCGGCTACGGAAAGCCGAATGAAAGAGAATGAAAGGAAAAAAGCCATGAAGAAAATGGAACTCCGGGAACTGGTTGGCGGCGCACTGCAAGAGCAGTTCGCCAAGTCCTTTGAAAAAGTGGTGGAAAACCTGCAAAACCCCAATACGCCTTTCAAAAACAGCCGGGAGATCAACATCAAGCTCAAGTTCACCCAGAACGAAAAGCGTGACGACGTGAAATGCGGCATTCTGGTGGCCGAAAAGCTGGCTCCCCAGTCTCCCATGGAAACGGCTTTCTCCGTCGGGAAAGACCTGAAAACCGGCGAGCTGTTCGCCGTGGAGTATGGGAAGCAGTGCAACGGTCAGGTCACCATGGACGATCTGAACCGGGAAGAAAATCCCGTCGTGGACACGGAAACCTGGGAAATCATTGGAAAGCCTATCGACAACGTGATCGACCTGCGCAACGCGGCGCTGAAATAAGAGGAGGAAAAAATCATGATCCAAAAGGCATTGCAGTACATCGTCAATCTGGCGGAACCCAAAGTGCAGACCATCAACGGCGAAACCTATTCCGACAAGGCCCTTCATCATGTGAGCTTCAACCCGAAGGCGGAGCCAATCATGCTGAACACCCTGACCAGCTTGGTAGACTACATCCTTTCCGGCTTTGACACCCACGGCAGGCTGTTTGTCCATGTGGTTTCCCCCGTCGAAGTCGCGGTGTTTTCCGCGCTGGACGTGGAGCGAATCCGGGAAGAGCTTCTGACGGTCAACGCCCTTGTTCCCCGGTTTGATTTCGGCAGGTTTATGGAGCATGAAGCGTTCTGCATCGGTTTGCAGTCCAAGTTCCTGAACAGCGGCGACCGGGCGCTTCTGCTGAAATTCGCCGGAACCGTGGAAGCCGGTTCCGTTGCACAGTACGGCGACGACGGCGTGACCCAGAAAGCCACCGTCAAAACCGGCGTGGCCTCCAAGGCGGACGCAGTGGTTCCTAACCCCGTAACCCTGAGCGCTTACCGCACTTTTATGGAAGTGGATCAGCCTGCCGCACAGTACGTGTTCCGTATGAAGCAAGGCCCCGGCGGGGACGTGCAATGCGCCCTGTTTGAAGCGGACGGCGGCGCGTGGCAGGCCGAGGCAAAGGAAGCCATCAAAGACTATCTGATCGCCGAATTCGAAGGTTACAACGACATTGTTGTGATTTCCTGATGAAATATCCTTGCCGGTGGGCGGTAAAACCGGCATTCTTCTGACGATTGATAGAATCGGAGACAAAAGCAAGGTGTGAGAATATGGCAAAAGCAGCAAAGACCGTCACCATCACGGCGGCGGAATACGACTACATCATGGAGACCATTGCCCACGACGGCATGGAGCTGGCGCGGCTGGAAGCGGAAAACGCCCGGCTGAAACAGCTCCTTGAAGCGAAAGGCGGTGAAAACAATGCCGGTCAACAGCAAGCAAAAGGGAGCACGGTTTGAACGCCTGCTGGCGGCTGTGTTCCGCGCTCAAGGATACGACGCACGGCGGACGGCCCAATACTGCGGCAATACCGGCGACGCGTCGGACGTGGTGGGCCTGCCGGGCATCCACGTGGAAGCCAAGCACCAAGAGCGTATGGCCCTGTACGAGTGGATGAGCCAAGCCATCCGGGACGCGGAAGCGGGGGGCGGAAACGCCCTCCCCGCCGTGTTCCATAAGAAGAACAACGCGGAAATTCTGGTCACCATGACCATTGACGACTGGTTTTGCCTGTATCGTGAATGGGAGGCCGGTCACGATCTGAAAGCACGGGAGGAAAACGAACATGAAAACCATTAAGATCAAACTTTTGCGCGGCCCGAACACGGTCAGCCCGCAGGAAAATTCCGACTGGATCGACCTGCGGGCGGCGGAGGAAACCAAGCTGGCCGCCGGGGAATACAAGGCCATTCCCCTTGGCGTGGCGATCGAGCTTCCCAAGGGCTACGAGGCCATCATTGCCCCCAGAAGCAGCACCTTCAAAATCCACGGTATTTTGGCTGCCAACAGCCTTGGCGTGATCGACGAATCCTACAAGGGCGAAGGGGACGAATGGCATTTTCTGGCCCTTGCAGCGCGAAATACGGTCATTCACGCCGGGGAGCGCATCTGCCAGTTCCGCATCATCAAACACCAGCCCGCCTACCGGCTGAAATGGGTGGAAACCCTCAAGGGCCGGAACCGGGGCGGCATCGGCAGCACGGGGAGGGTGTAGCCATGGAAAACCGAAAACCCACGCAGGCCCAGCGGGTGCTTGATTACATAGCGGAATTTGGCTCTATCACCCAATACGAGGCCCTGAAAGACCTCGGGATCATGCGCCTTGCCTCCCGTGTGTCGGAGCTGAAAAAGGGCGGCCACAACATCACCGGCCACATGGTCACGGTCAAGAACCGCTTCGGCGAAAATTGCAGCGTGAAACAGTACCGCATGGGAGGCGGTGCCGATGGCTGACAAAAAGAGCTTTGTCCTGTACTGCGAGTACAAAAAACATTTTGAGCTGCTTTCCCCGGAAGACCAAGGCCGTTTGCTGATGGCAATTTTTGATTACGTGGAATCAGGAGCGGAGCCGCAGCTTGAGCCTTTGCCCATGATGGCCTTTTCCTTCATTCGCGCCCAGATGGACAGGGACATTGCAAAGTATGAGGAAACATGCCGCCGCAGGGCGGAGGCCGGGAAAAAAGGCGGCAGGCCGTCGAAAACAAATGCTTCTGACGAAAAGCAAACAAAAGCAAAAAAAGCAAATGGTTTTTCAGAAAAGCAAACAAAAGCAAAAAAACCTGATGATGAAGATGAATATGTCGATGAGGATGTATATGAAGATGTTTATGAGGATGTAATTCTTCATAAGGGCGTTTCTGACGAAACGCGGGAGAAAAAAACCACCCGGTTCACCCCTCCCACCGTGGAGGAAGTGCGGGCCTACTGCCGGGAGCGGGGAAACAGCGTCAACCCTGAAACCTTCGTGGACTTCTACATGGGGAAAGGGTGGATGGTCGGCAAGAACAAAATGAAGGACTGGAAAGCGGCTGTCCGCACGTGGGAAAAGAACCGGGACGGACACACGCAGGCCCAGAAGATCAACCGGGAAGATTACGACAACGGCGACCAAGTGCCGTGGTAAGGAGGAATACGGATGGAAACAAACCTGTTTGCGGCGGCCCTTGGGCCTGCCATGAGCCGGGACAATACCGCGCCGGACGATCTGACCGACGAAGAAGGGCTGCGGGTGTGCGCCGTCTGCGGGGAACGAAAACAGACATGGTTTGAGGTGGAGGGCCTGATCGCCCGGAACAAAGTGCCCTGCATGTGCAAATGCGAACGGGACAGGCTGGCGGCGGAGGAAGAGGCCCGGAAGCGGCAGGAAATGGCCCTGCGGATCGACCGATACCGCCGTCAGGGCATGACGGACGAACAGTACCGGGGCTGCACCTTTGACGTGGACGATCAGGAGGACGCAAAGGCAAGCCAGTTCTGCCGGGCCTATGCGGACAACTGGGAGTGGGCGGCGGAAAACAACGCCGGGCTGCTGCTCTGGGGCGACGTAGGCGGCGGGAAAACCTTTCTGGCGGCCTGTATCGCCAACGCTCTGATTGACAAGGGGATTCCGGCCACTATGACCACCCTTCCCCGGCTGGTCAGCGCCATGCAAAAGGACTTCGGCGGGTCGCGGGAAGCCGTGCTGCGGATGGTGGCCAAAACGCCCCTGCTGGTGCTGGACGACGTTGGCACCGAACGTGACACCGAGTACATGGGCGAACAGGTCTATGAGATCATCAACGCCCGATACAAGGCCCAAAAGCCCATGATCGTCACCACCAACCTGACCATGGCGGCCCTGAAAAATACCGAGGACGTGACCCACCGGCGAATCTACGACCGCATTGTGGAAATGTGTACGCCCTGCAAGGTCTCCGGCGGCGGCAGGCGGCAGAAGACGGCCCGGAACAAGATGGCACAGATGATGCAGCAATTTGGATTGGAGTAACGAGCAATGATTACGATCAACATTCTGCGCAAGCCCACGGACGAAGAATGGGCGCGGTGCTACGCGCTGGCCGTGGGCACGGAGGGCAAGGAGACCGTCAAGGTTCCCTCCGAAAGCTGGAAACACAGAATCCTTCTGGCGGAGCATTCCCCCACCCGTTCGCTGGTGTGGACGATCCGCCTGCAAGGGGTGCCCTACTACGTCAGCAACCACCTTGTGCGCCACAAGTTAGGGGTGGAATGGTACGTCCAATCCCAGCGCAACGACCGGCAGAGCAGGTACGACCGCACCAAGGCCCCGCAGGACGCGCCCGTCATGGTCACCTTTGAGGCCAACGCGCAGGCGCTCATCAATATCAGCCGAAGGCGGCTGTGCCGAAAGGCGGACGTGGCCACCCGCGACCTATGGTACATGGTCTGCGAAGAGATCATTTCAGAAGAACCCGCCATGGCCGGGATACTGGTTCCCGACTGCGTTTACCGTGGGCGGTGCTGCGAAATGTACCCCTGCGGCGAAAAGGAGGGCTGATGGTGCCTGTTTTCCTGCTGTTTCTTATTTCCATGACCGTCTACTTTCGGCTGGGCCGGAAGAAGGACGCTTGGGGCTGGATCGTGCTTTATTGGGCGGTTTTGTGCGCAAAGAATTTCTTGGAGGTGATCTCATGAGTTTTTGGACAGGGGTTTTTCTCGCAAGTCTGATCTGGGTGATCGTTTGTTTCTTCGCTTTTTTGCGCGGCATGGATTGGAGCTTTGACCATCGGATGAATTGGAGCGACGGGTTTAACAGCGGATGGGACGCGGCAATGGAAATTGCCGAGAAGAAAGGGGAACAGGAAAATGGGTGATCTGATCGAGCGCAAAGAAGCATTAGAAGCGATCAAAAAGTACGGGAAAGACGCGATGTCTGCCGGGAGGAGAACGCTTGACCCGGTGGACGATACCATTGAGCTGTGTAACATGGTCGAACAGCTGCCAGCCGCCCTACACCGCGCCGAGCCGGAAATGAGGCCGCTGACGTTGGACGAAATCTACGCGAAAATAGACGATGAAGATTGGAACGTTGTGTGGATCGAAGGCCCAGATTCTCAAAAAGCGGAACCAATGTGCCCTTATTACAAAGAAGAAAATAAAATCGTCTTTTGCGCACCACCGTTTGTCCGAGTTTGGGAAGAAACCATATCAAGATATGGTAAATCTTGGCGCTGCTGGCCCCGGAAGCCTTCGCCGGAGCAGATGGCGGCAGCAGAATGGGAGGAATGAGTATGCCATGTATCATGCCGGAAATGCCCTATTGCCCAGCATGTCAGTTTGGGCATATTATTTATTTAGAAGATTGCGAAACGACGCGGGAAGCACTGGAAAGCGATTGCACGTGGGAATGCCTCTGCACGGACGAAAGATACCAAACATATCAAAAGGAGCAGAATGAGCATGGACTGGATCAGCGTTAAGGACAGGCTGCCGGAAGACGATGCAACGTATCTTGTATATGGGCGAAACGGGTACGGGATAGTGTTTGCCGTCTATTATGGCGACGGCGAATGGCTTACCTGTGATGATTTGACCAATATTACACGGTTCGTCACCCACTGGATGCCCCTGCCGGAACCCCCGAAGGAGGACGAAAGGAGCGTGTGACCGATGCTTTGCCCCTATTGCGGAGAAAAAACGGCTGTATACAGGACAGAGCCGGATGAAAACACCGTGACCCGGTACAGAAAGTGCCTGAAAAACAAATACCATCGTTTTGTCACCATTGAGACGATCATCTGCGAGAAAGAGGAGGCCCGGAAGAATGACGACGGAAAACAAAACTAAGACCCTGTACCGCTACTATTGCAAAATGCGTCCCCCGGCCCCCGGAGCGGTGCCGAAACGCAGCCTGTACGCGGCCCTTGCCGAGCATGTCCTCATTGCGGGATATGCCCGGCCCATGTGGGGCTTTGCAGACTACACGGAGCCTTTGACAGACGAAGAGATCGACTATTACGAGCTTGTCCCCGGCGGGACGGTGGAATTGGAGGAATGACCCTTGAAAGCAGAACAGCAGACAAAACGTAAAAAGCCCAAACACCCGGCCATGATCTACCTGAACCGATACATGGCCATGAAAATCCGGCGGGACGACCTGCGGGAAGAACTGGAAGCGATCCGGGAGAAAGCCACCGGCACCACCAGCAACCTGACCGAGGAACACGTCAGCGGAAGCGGAAATCATGACAGCTTGGCAAACGCCGCCGTGAAGGCCGTCACCGTGGAAAAGCGCCTGCAAAACACCATCGCCCATCTGGAAGAGGCGCTCAACGTGCGCCTTTGGCTGATAGAGCAGCTGCCGGACGAGTGGGAAAAGACCATCCTGACGGAGCGCTATATCAACGGGCGAAGCTGGGAAAGCGTTTTGCAGCGGCTGCCTTTCAACCGAACCGCCATGTTCGAAATTCACGGGAACGCCTTGCAGCACTTTTGGGAGGCATACAAAAATAATTTTCCCGAAAAAAACTGACTAAAACGGACTAAAACGGACTAATGTGGACGGCATCGGACTAGATTCTGTGCTATAATAGTATCGTGGAAGAAAGGGGCACAGACCTTTCCTCCCAATAGCCTGCGGCGGTCGCCGTGGGCTTTTTTCATGCGCTCATGGCCGGTAGCTCCCCTATCCATCCGGGGCGGGCGACGCTATGGGCTTTTTGCGGTGGCGCGGGCAATGGCTGTTTTGCTTGGGGGCAGCCTTTTTTATTGCCCGTGGGATATTCTCCGGCAGGTGTGGGGCTTGGAGGAACGAAGCTGTTTTCAGAACAAGGGGGAAATCCATATGAAAAGGTGATAAAACATGCTTTCACAAAAGCAGAAGTACACGCAGAAGATGGATGTTCCGCAATATCATCCAACCGGTGAAAAGCCGAAGATTCATGAACTGATCGACGAAAGAAAAACCAATGATCTTCTTGAGGCTATCAGCTTTTCCAAAATCAGCGAGGATGAACGGGATTTTCTGACGAAGGCAACGTACAGACACCTTGCCTTTAATTATCGGAAAATCGCCGAATATTACGCCCACGCTGATAAGGATATGCAGGAGCTTATGGAAAAATCCGCGCTTGTCATTATTGATTATGACGATGCAGTCAAAAATGGTTATGCGAAAGCTTCCAAGCGCCTCAAGGAGCTTCGGGATCATGCGTGATGATTTTGTCGCTTTCATTCTGACCCATGGAAGACCTTGCAATGTCAAAACCTATCATACACTTCGGAAACAGGGGTACACGGGGAAAATCTATTTCATTCTTGATAACGAGGATGAAACGATTGAAAAGTATGAAAAGGAGTTTGGCCGTGAAAATATCATCGTTTTTGACAAGGAAAAAGCCTCTGCCAATATCGACACGGCCGACCTTGCGCAGGATCGGAGAACGGTTGTGTACGCTCGGAATCAGTGCTTTCAAATCGCTTCCATGCTTGGGTTTCGGTATTTTTTGCAATTGGATGATGATTATACAAAATTTAGATTTAGATACGAGGAAGGCGGAAAACTTCGTCACAGAATCGCAAACGATCTTGATGCGGTTTTTGATTGCATGATTGACTTCCTGAACGAAAGCGGCGCTTTGACGGTCGCTTTTGCGCAGGGCGGGGATTTCATCGGCGGGATCAATAATGTTTTTTGGAAAAACAGATTAAAGAGGAAAGCCATGAACACGTTTTTCTGTGACGTGCAAAAACCGTTTTCCTTTGTTGGCAGCGTCAATGAAGACGTGAATATGTACACGACGCTTGGCAATCGCGGAAAACTGATCCTGTCCATTGCGGACGTAAGCGTTGAGCAGCTTGCAACCCAAAGCAATCCGGGAGGGCTGACGGATATTTATTTGGCGCTTGGAACATATGTCAAATCTTTTTACTCTGTGATTTTCTCCCCGCAGTGCGTGAAGGTCGCTGAAATGGGTGTCAATTACAGAAGAATGCATCATTTCATTTCGTGGAATCATTGCACGCCGATGATTCTTCCGGAAAAATACAAAAAAAAGTAGAAAGGCGGTGAATGGAATGAACGAAAGGCAGAAACGTTTTGCAGATGAATATTTGATCGACTTAAACGCCGAACAGGCTGCCATTCGGTCAGGATATTCACCCCGCTATGCCCGCGGGAATGCCCATAAATTGGTTGCAAATGGTTGCATTCAGGAATATATCCAAAAACGCATGGCCGAAAAGGAAGACGCGCTCATTGCCAAACAGGATGAAGTGCTGAAATACCTGACGGCGGTCATGCGCGGGCAGTCCGTCGCGGAGATCGTGGTGGTGGAGGGCACCGGGGACGGCTGTTCCGAGGCCCGCGCCATCCAAAAGGCCCCGGACGAAAAGGAACGGCTGAAAGCGGCGGAACTGCTGGGCAAGCGCTACGGGCTTTATACGGACAAGGTGGAAGCCGACGTTGATATGTCCCCGCTGGTGCTAAAGGATGATGTCCATGCCTGAAATCTCCCTGCAAACCGTCGTCGGCAAGGGGTACGCGGACTTCTGGAACTTCCGGGGGCGTTATGTGGCCTGCAAGGGCAGCCGCGCCAGCAAAAAGTCCAAGACCGCCGCCCTGTGGATCATCTCCCATCTGATCCAGTACCCGGAGGCCAACGCCATTTACATCCGCAAGACGGAAAGAACCCTGAAAGATTCCTGCTATTCGGAATGCAAGTGGGCCATTCACCGGCTGGGGCTGGACAGGTGGTTCACCTGCCGTCTGTCCCCGCTGGAAATCGAGTATCGGCCCACGGGCCAGCGCATTTTGTTTCGCGGCTGCGACGACCCGCTGAAACTGACCTCCATTTCCGTGCCCAAAGGGGTGCTGTGCTGGGCGGTCTTTGAGGAAGCCTACGAGATCACCAAGGAATCCGACTTTGACATGATCGACGAATCCATCCGTGGCGAAGTGCCTGCCGGGTACTTCAAGCGGATTTTTATTTTGCTCAATCCGTGGTCGGAAAAAACGTGGATCAAGAAGCGCTTCTTTGACCCGCCCAACGACGATAACAAACTGGCCCTGACCACTACCTACCAGTGCAACGAATGGCTGACCCCGGACGACCTGCGGATATTTGAGGATATGCGGGTGCGCAATCCCCGCCGCTATTCCGTGGCCGGGGAAGGGAATTGGGGCATTGTGGACGGCCTTGTGTATGAGCGCTGGCGGGAAGAACGCTTCGACCTTGACACGGTGCGCAGGCTGCCCGGCGTGGTGAGCTGCTTCGGCCTCGACTTCGGCTACACCAACGACCCCACGGCGCTGTTCTGCGGCCTTTTGGACAAGGAAAACAAGCGCCTGTACGTGTTCGACGAAATGTACCAAAGGGGCATGAGCAACCGCCGCATTGCCGAGACCATCCAATCCATGGGCTACGGCAAGGAACGGATCACGGCGGACAGCGCGGAACCGAAGAGCATTGACGAGCTGGTCAGCCTTGGCATCCGGGCGCAGGCCGCCAAAAAGGGCAAGGACAGCATCCAGAACGGCATCCAATGGATTCAGGACTTGGAAATCATCATCCATCCAAGCTGCGTGAACTTTATCACGGAGATCAGCAATTACACATGGGACAAGGACAAGTTCGGGAACGCGCTCAACGTTCCCATCGACGACTTTAACCACCTGATGGACGCAATGCGCTACGGGCTGGAAAAACACATCATCGGCAGTAAGTGGATCATTTAAGGGGGTGACGGCATGATTTCGGTGGACGAGATCAAGACCTTTATGGACAGCGACGCGGCCAGCACCAAGAAGCAGCTGGCCCGCATCGGACTTAGGTACTACGAGGGGGAACATGACATCCGTCAGTATCAGCTTTTTTTCGTGGATGCGGACGGCAATATCCGGGAGGACAAGAGCCGGAGCAACATCAAGATCAGCCACCCGTTTTTCACGGAGCTGGTGGATCAGGAAGTCCAATATATGCTTTCCGGCAAGGACGGCTTTGCCAAGTCCGATATTCCAGAGCTGCAGGAGCTTCTGGACGATTACTTCAACGACAACGAGAACTTCACGTCCGAGCTGTATGAAGTGCTGACGGGCACCATTTCCAAGGGCTTTGAATATATGTACGCCTACAAGAACGCGGAGGGGAAAATCTGCTTCCAGTGCGCGGACAGCATCGGCGTGGTGGAAGTCAAGGAAAAGGAAAGCTCCGACGGGAAGAAGTACGTCATTTATTGGTACATTGACCGCAGCTGCAAGGGCAATAAGCGCCTCAAGCGCATTCAGCTGTGGAGCGAGACCGAGACCCACTTTTTCGTGCAGGTGGACGGCGGGGACATCGTGCCGGACGACGCGGCGGTGCTCAACCCCCGCCCGCATACCATCTGGCGGCAGGATGGGGACGACCAAATCTATTATGAGGGCTTCGGCTTTATCCCCTTTTTCCGGCTGGACAACTCCCGGAAGCAGGTGTCCGGCCTGAAGATCGTCAAGGACATCATCGACGACTACGACCTGATGTCCTGCGGCCTGAGCAATAACATCCAAGACGCAAACGAAGTCCTGTATGTGGTCAAGGGCTTTCAGGGGGACAATCTGGACGAACTGATGCAGAACGTCCGCACCAAGAAGCATATCGGCGTGACCGACGGCGGCGACGTGGATATTCGCACCATCGACATTCCCTATCAGGCGCGGGAAAGCAAGCTGGAACTGGACGAGAAAAACATCTACCGCTTCGGTATGGGTTTCAATTCGGCGCAGATGGGCGACGGCAACGTGACCAACGTCGTGATCAAGTCCCGCTATGCCCTGCTGGACTTGAAGTGCAACAAGCTGGAAATCCATCTGAAACAGTTCATGCGGAAAATCTTGAAAGTGGTGCTCTCCGAGATCAACGCAGAACAGGGCACCGACTACCAGATGAAGGACGTGTACTTTGATTTCGAGCGCGAGGTCATGACCAATGCGCAGGACAACGCCCAGATCGAGCTGACCGACGCGCAGAAGCGGCAGGTGGAGATCAACACCCTGCTGGGCCTCCGCCAGACGTTGGACGATGAAACGGTGATCCAGCTCATCTGTGAGCAGCTGGACATCAACTATGAGGACATCAAGGACAAGCTGCCCAAGCCGGAGGAAAGCGACCCCTACGCGGCCCTTGACGGCGCTTTAACAGAGGGTGGAGCCGGTGAGTAACGGGCTGACGAAAGCAGAAAAAGAAGTCCTCCGGGAGCGGCTGAAAAGCGAAAAGGCCGTGCTGAAAGCGCTGGAAAAGCAGTACGAAACCGCGCTGGAAGAGATCGACGACAAGATAGCGTCCCTTCTGGGGCGGGGTGACGCTGACCTGCCCCACGTGATCCATCAGGTGCAGTATCAGCGGCTGATCAAAGCGCAGGTCAAGGCCGCGCTCGACCGGCTCCATGCCGGGGAGTATGAGACCATTGACAAGTACTTGCGGGACAGCTACACCGACGGCTTTGTGGGCACCATGTACAACCTGCACCGTCAGGACGTGCCGGTGATCGTTCCCATCGAACAGGAAGCGGCCATTAAAGCCGTGACCATCGACAGCAAGCTGAAAGAACCGCTGTATGAATCCTTGGGCGTGGACGTGACCAAGCTCAAAAAGACCATTTCGGCGGAGATCACGCGGGGCATTGCCGCCGGGTACAGCTATGGCGAAATGGCGCAGGGGATCGCCCTCATGACCAAAGCGCCCCTTTCCCGCGCCCGAACCATCGTGCGCACGGAGGCGGGCCGGGTGCAGGAACAGGCCAATTTCGACGCGGCGAACAAGGCCAAGGCCGCCGGGGCCGACGTGGTGAAGCAGTGGTCAGCCGTCCTTGACGGCAAGACCCGCGACACCCACCGGGAGCTTGACCACCAGATCAGAGAAATGGACAAGCCCTTTGAGACCCATGGTAAAAAGGCCATGTACCCCCACGATTTCGGCGACCCTGCCGAGGACTGCAACTGCCGCTGTACTCTGCTGACCCGTGCCCGTGCCGCGCTGGATGCGGATGAACTGAAAGTGATGCAGAAGCGGGCGGAGTTCTTCGGGCTGGATAAGACGGACAGCTTCGCAGAGTTCAAGGAAAAGTACCTGAAAGCGGCTGAAACCGTTGAAAATACTGGAAAAAGTGGTATAATAAACTATGGTGAAATGACCTCGGAAGAGATCGCCGCACAGTACATGAAGCCCGACGGAACCAACCTTCTAAGCAAAGAATTTTCCGCCATGCCAGTAGAGATACAGCGTGAAGCGGTGCGCGGCTATGATAAGGCGATCAGCATGTACGGCAGCATTTCGCCACAGCGGATCAAGGCAGAACGCATGAAAAACAATGTGTATGCTTTGTACTCCCCGCTTTACAAAACGATCACCTTAAATTCGTCCATTCCAGACGCACTTGAAGAAGCGTATGCCACCGTTATCCATGAAATGACGCATCACGCAGAATATTCAGGGCTGTTTGACAGCAAGAAAGTTTTGAATCGTGCTTTTAAGAAGTTGGGAATAAATGGCACTTCAAAAAAAGCCGATACTATGCGGATGATGACGACCGGCATTAAGGGGCCATGGAAGGAATCAAAAGAGGTTGTGGCACACGCGATTGAACGTCAAGTGACGGGAAGAGGAAATCCGCTGACAGAGGCGATTTATTCTGTTATGAAAGAAGAGGGGATCATCAAATGAGCCTATGCAGAAGGGTAGGTCCATCACCTGAAATCGAAGCAGAAGCCAATCGTTTAGCAAACGAATGGCTTGAAATTGATACTCCGCTTTCGCTGGACGACTATGTATATCAAAACGGTTCAAAAGAACTTAAATTGTATTGTGACATGATGGACGGAGTTGAAGATGAAGATATGTAAAGCACCCTGCGCCCGCACGGTGCTTTTTTCATGCCTTGGAAAGGGGAAAACATGAAATTCGATAGGGAAAATCGGATTCAGCAGATCAGGGATTGCGGCCAATCCATTATGGATAAGGCCGAAACCATCTATGGCGATTACGAATGCCCGGCAGATTTGCAGATCATTATCAAGGTGAAAATAAACGAAATTCCCACGATTGAAGTAAGACGGGAATTTTACTCCAAAACTATGATTGATAATCTTTAATCATGTGAAAGGGGATGATTCCATTGCAGCAGTAATTAAAAATATTGCAACTGGTCGCAATTAGTCGCAAAAAATAAAGCAACATATCGCAAGAAATAAAGCAACTAATCGGAAATTCCGAACGGTTGCTTTTTTTATGGGAAGAAAGGAGAACCGAACATGGAAATCAACATCATGGAAATCATCAGCAAATACGCGGTGATCCCCGTTGCCGCTGTCTGCTTTATGGTGGGCTGGCTGCTGAAAAACGTGTGGGAGGGCTTCAACAACAAGTACATTCCCCTAGTGCTGCTGCCCGTGGCGCTGGTGGGGGTGCTGTGGCTCAACGGCTGGGCCGTGACCCCTGAAAACATCATGGCGGGCATCTGTTCCGCCGCGCTGGCCGTCTACATTCATAATACTGGTAAACATATTGCAGAATTGAAACCTTCCGACGATGAGGGAGCTGATCCCGATGGCAACGGCTAAGGGAAAGAAAATCGCCGAGTATGCGGAAAGCAAGCTGGGCTGTGCGTACATCTGGGGCGGGTACGGCGAAAAGCTGTGCTCCCCCGCTTTCCGCCGGGAACGGGCCGAAGCCTACCCTTCCCAGAAGGATAATATCTATCGTTACTGCCAAGTGCTGAACGGGCAAAAGACCATCTGTAACGCCTGCCGTTATTACGGCAAACAGGCGTATGACTGCGCCCAGCTCACCCGTTACGCCTGCAAGGCGGGCGGGCAGGCCCTTGTCAGCGGCGCAAACAGCCAGTGGCGGAAAACCGCGTGGGCGAAGAAGGGCACCATTGACACCCTGCCGGATGAGCCGGGCGTGATCCTGTACCATGCCAACGCACAGGGCGTTATGACCCATACGGGCGTATGTGTCGGAAACGGCTATGCGGTGGAGGCCCGTTCCGCCGCCTATGGCGTGGTGAAAACGCTCATTAAACAGCGCTCTTGGACGCATTGGGCGGCCCTTCCCGGCGTTCTTTCTGACGTGGCTAACAGTTCCACTGCAGAGATGGAAAAGCCGCAGGAAAGCCCCTCCGAAGCCCAAAACGGCACATCGGGAACGGCGGTGACGAACATGCAGACCTTACGGAACGGCAGCAGGGGAACGCAGGTGAAAGTCCTCCAATGGCTGCTGAATGAAAACGGCTTTGACGCTGGCAAGGCGGACGGGATTTTTGGCAGCAATACCGAAAAGGCCCTGCGAGCCTACCAGAAGCAGAAGCGCCTTTCCGCAGACGGTATCTGTGGAAAGAATACATGGACAAAACTATTGGCATAAGGCGGGAAACCGCTTTTTTGCATAAATCATCCGCAGGGATGGAAAAAGCTGATTCCCAATCGTGATGCAACCACGGTAAAAGCGTAGAAAGGAATGGAATTATGACCCTGAATGAAATCCTGAAAGCCAACGGCGTAAACGACGAGGCCATTTCCGCTATCGCGGCGGCCATGAAGGAAAACAAGATTTACACGGCCTCCGAGGAAAATCTTGACATCCGCTACGGCAAGCTGAAAACCCAGCACGACGGAGTGAACCAGCAGCTCACCGAGGCCAACGCCCTGATCGAGGAACTGAAAAAGTCCAACAAGGGCAACGACGGCTTGCAGCAGAAGGTGACGGACTACGAAACCAAGGTGCAGCAGCTTCAAGCGGAGCTGGAACAAACCAAGCTGGACGCGGCGATCAAGGTGGAGCTGCTGGCCAACAAGGCCGTGGACGTGGACTACCTGACCTTCAAGTTGAAAAACAAGGGCGAAGCGCTCACCCTTGACGAAAACGGGAAGATCAAGGATTGGGACGACAAGCTGGCCGCCCTCAAGACCCAGTTCCCGAACCAGTTTGAAGCCTCCGGCAAGAAGACCGTCGTTGAAAACCGGCTTCCGGGTAACGACGAGGAAGCGGCGCTTACGAAAAGCGACATCCTGAAAAAGCCCTACGCGGAGCGGGCAAAGCTCTTTGAGGAAAACCCCGAAGGTTTCCGCGCCGCCATGGGCGAGTAACTGAAACAAAAAGAAGGGTGCAAAGCACCGAATCGAAAGGAAGGTAAACAAGAATGGCTGTTACGAAAATGGCGAATATGATCAATCCCGAAGTCATGGGGCCGATGATCGAAGCGAAGATCGACGCTTTGCTGAAACTGACCCCCTATGCCCGCGTTGACCGCACGCTGGTGGGCGTGCCGGGCGATACCAAGACCGTGCCCAGCTGGAACTACATCGGCGACGCGGAAGACGTGGCCGAGGGCGCGGAAGTGGGCCTTTCCACTCTGACCGCCTCCACCACCACCTTTACCATCAAAAAGGCCATGAAGGCCGTGGGCATCACGCAGGAGGCCGTGAACAGCGGTCTGGGCAACCCCATCGGTCAGGCCGAAAAGCAGCTGGCCAAGGCCGTTGCCGGTAAGGTGGACAACGACGTTCTGGACGCGGTGTACACTGGTTCCAACGTCTATGCCGCCTCTACGCTGGCTGCTATCGCCTACGGCGGCGTGGTGGATGCTATCGCCAAGTTCGAGGACGAGGAAGACGGCATCGAAAAGGTCATGTTCATCAATCCCGCGCAGGAAGCCACCCTTTTGAAGGATTCCGCTTTCCTGTCCGCCGACAAGTTCGCCGCCGGTGTGGCGCTGAACGGCGCGATCGGCAAGATCGCGGGCGCGTGGGTCAAGAAGTCCAAGAAGGTCATGCTGGTGAAGTATGAAAAGAACGCCGAGGGCACGATCACCATTGTGTCCGAAAGCACCGCCGAAAGCGCCACCGCCAAGCGGCTTTCCACCGTGCAGCCGAACTGCAAGGACAAGCTGGCCGTGGGCGACAAGGTGAACGCGGCCTCCGCCGACTACTACCTCTGCCCCATTATCAAGCTGGAACCCGACAGCGCGGAAACCGAGTACACCGAGGACGAGCTGCCCGCTGTGACCATCTTCCTGAAAAAGGACATTCAGGTGGACAGCGAATGGTTCCCCAAGAAGCAGCAGACCGACGTGACCGCCGCCAAGTACTACGGTGTCGCCAAGACCAACGACGCGAAGATCGTTCTGGCGAAGTTCAAGAAGTAAGGGGGAAACCCTTATGATCATGACCGTGGCCGAGTTTCGGCAGGTGGCGGACACGGACGCGACGGATCAGGCGCTGGAAGCTCGTCTTCTGGCGCTTGAACTGCTCATCCGGGCCTACACCAACAACAACTTCCAAGTGAGGGCGTTCCGGGCGGCTGCGGACGCTGTCTCCACCGGCAAGACCCTGCTGGTGGAGACCAGCGGCCTTTTCAGGGCCAACGACACCCTGCAGATCACCGATTCGGCCCTGAACGCCGGGCTGGTCAACGTGCGCACGTCCTCCGGCGGAACCGTAACGGTGAAAGAAGACCTGTATGACGAAAGCGACATCACCGTGACCAAGGTGGTCTACCCTGCCGACGTGAAGCAGGGCGCGGCCTCCATGCTCAAGTGGCAGCTGGAAAGCGGCGATAAAGCGGGCGTACAGTCCGAGACCATTTCCCGGCATTCCGTCACGTATTACAACATGGACGGCGATAATTCCATCATGGGCTATCCCCGCTCCCTGCTGGGCTTCCTCGCGCCGTATATGCGGGCCAGATTCGGACAGGGGGTGCAGGCATGAAGGGCATCGGCGGAAACCTGACCGGCATCATCCAGACCCGCACGGCGGCGAAAAACGCCATCGGCGAGGGCGTGAACGCATGGACGGACGCGCAGACCCTTCGGGGCTGGCTCGACCTGTCCGGCGGCAGCTCCGGCTATACGGCCTTTTCGGCGAAGGTACAGGAAAGCACCCATGTTTTCGTGTCCGATTATAAGCCCCTTGCGGAGGGCATCCGGGCGGAAAACAGCCGCATGGTGATCGGCGGAAAGCATTATGACGTGATGCTGATCGACGACCCCATGGAAATGCACCAGCAGCTTGAAATCTATTTGAAGTACACCGGGGGTGCGTAAGCATGTCCGTTGAGTTCAAGGATTATTCTATGCAGGTCAAGGCGGCGCTGAACGATACCACCAAGGCATGGCTGCACACGTGGGCAAACGAGATCGCCGCGCAGGCCAAGGACAACACCCAACTGGACGGCGACGCGGGCATTGAGCTTCGCAAGTCGTACAAGGCGGACGTGGACGACGGAGCCGGGGAAGCCAAAATCGGCACTCCGCTGGAAGCAGGGTATTGGGAAGAATACGGAACCGGCGAATATGCCGTCCACGGCGACGGGCGCAAGGGCTGGTGGGTGTACAAGGACGGATACAAGGGCAACGGCGGCAAGCAGCTGACGGAAGCGCAGGCCAAGGCCATTGCAGCGAGGAAGCCCAACGTCCACGCCACCAATGGCCGGAAACCCGCCGCCACGCTGGAAAAGGCTTTTACCTCCGTGAAACCAAAGGCCGAAGCCGACCTTGAGAACCGATTGAAGGGGCTGTGAGTATGACCATTGACGCGCTGCAATACGTGGGCGAACTGCTGGAAAGTGCGGGAATCAACTATCAATTCATGCGCTGGGAAGTGGGCCAGACCGGCATCCCTCCCGACTGCTACTTTGTGGGGGAATACATGGAAAGCCCGTCCCTGACGCTGGAAGAAAACGGCTTTCTGGAAAGCACATTCGTACTACGGGGGTTCACCCGTGGCGCATGGCTCCTGCTGGAAGAAAGCAAAGCAAAAATTGAACAGGCCGTCCCGAAAACCGTGATCCTGCCAAGTGGCGCAGGGATCGCGGTTTTTTATGATTCGGCCATTGTCGTTCCTACGGGAGACGACGAGCTGAAAAGCATCAAGATCAATCTGAAAATCCAAGAATGGAAGGTGAAATGATATGGCATTGGGTGATGAGTTCAAGTCCTCCGGCATTACGGAGGGCACTCCGGGCAACGTCCTTTTCGGCGCTGGCACGGTACACGCTGGCCTTGAGTTTAAGACCAATGCGTGGAACTTTGCGGAATCCCTGCTGTGCGCTACCAACGGCGGCAGCAAGGTAAGCATTACCAAGGAACTGTACGACGTGCCCGTGGACGGTGCGCTGGTCAAGATCAAGGACTTGGCCGTGAAGGTGGGCGAGACCGCCACCATGGAGATCAAGCCCGTGGAGCAGACCCCGGAAATCCTGAAGAAGACCGTCATTGCGGACGAGGCAGCGTCCACGACCGCTACCGGCTACACGGAACTGAAATCTCGTGGGATGATCAAGACGGGCGACTACGTGCAGAACCTTGGCTTTGTGGGCAAGCGGCTGGACGGTACGCCCATCATTGTTGTGTTTGACTATGCGCTGTGTACCTCCGGCTGGGAAGTGGAAACGCAGAACAAGGAGGCCGCTACTCCCACGCTGACCTTTGAGTGCTACGCGCCTTTGACCGCCGAAGCGGACACCCTGCCGTGGCATATCTACTACCCCACCCCGGCGGCGTAACGTAAAAAAGGGGGCAGGGTTTTTCCCTGCTCCCATCTTATGAAAAAAGAAGGGTGCGAAGCACCGAGGGTTGAGGACAGCCCGAAGGGCTCCGCAAACCCGAAGCCTGCGACCCAAAGGGGGGCAGGCCGAAAGGAGAAAAACGATGGAAGAAAAGACCTATACTTTGCGGGCGCTGAAAGCGGACGACCTGTTTATGGTGCTGCGCATTATCAACAAGATCGGCTTAAGCGAGCTGAAAAAGTGCTTTGACGGCGAAACCGTGCGTAAGGCCATTGCGGACGCTGGCAAGGAGCAGGAAAGCGACTTGGCCGCCGCCGTGGGAATGCAGATCATGGTGGACGTGGCCGCGCTGGTGTTGGAACGCCTGCCGGAGTGCCGGACGGAAATCTATCAGTTTCTTGCGGCCCTGTCCGGCATGAAGGAAAAGGAAATTGCCGAGCTGCCCATGGGCGCCTTTACCGGGATGATGATGGAAACCATCCAGAAAGAAGAGTTCGCCGATTTTTTTACGCAGGTATTCAAATTGCGCAGCTAAACGAGCAGGATTTTTTCGACCTCGTTTTTCGGCGGTATGCCAACCCCTATCCCCTGATGGACGGAATGATCCGGGCCGGGAAGCTGTGCGAGTTTGTGGAAGGGCTGGTCAAGCGGTACAACGACGAGCAGCGGGAAAAGGTCATTTGGGAAGTCTGGCTGCATCGTATATTTGACAAGTCCTACCCCGATTTCGTGGACAGCATCGACCCGGAAAAACACGCAGCACCAACGCAGGAAGAAGTACAAAGCATCGTAGCGGAATCGGAAAGCATCCTGAACGCTTTCCTTCCGGCGTGTGGTGAGGTGAACGCGAATGGAACTGTTCCGGCTGCTGGGGACGATAGCGGTTGAAAACGAACAGGCCAACAAGGCGCTGGACGAAACAGCAGGCAAGGCGGAAAACACGGGAAAGAAGTCGGAATTGTCTTTTCAGAAGATCGGCAAGGCTGCCCTGACGGTGGGAAAGGCCGTCGTAGGGGCCGGGGTGACGCTGGGCACGGCGTGGATAGCGGCCATTGAGGGGAGCCGGGAATACCGCACCGAAATGGGCAAGCTGGACACGGCCTTTGTGACCAACGGCCATTCCTCCGACGCGGCCAAAAAGACCTATCAGGACTTGCAGGCGGTTTTGAGCGAAACGGACGTATCCGTAGAAGCGGCAAACCATCTGGCCGTCATGACGGACAACGAAAAGGATTTGCAGACATGGACGGATATTTGTACCGGCGTTTTTACCACCTTCGGCGACAGCCTCCCCATTGAGGGCCTGACCGAAGCGGCCAACGAGACCGCCAAGGTGGGCGAAGTGACCGGCCCGCTGGCGGATGCGCTGAACTGGGCGGGTATCTCCGAGGACGAATTCAACGACAAGCTGGCGAAATGCTCCGGGGAACAGGAGCGGCAAAGGCTCATCATGGAGACCCTGAACGGAACCTACAAGGCCGCCTCCGACCAGTACAAGGAAACCAACGCGGACGTGCTGGCGGCCAACCGGGCGCAGGAGCGATTGAACGGCGCTATGGCGGAGCTGGGCCGGGTGGGCGAACCCATTTTGACCGCCGTCAAAAACGCCATTTCCAAAATGGTAGAAGCGGCAGTCCCGAAGCTGGAAAGCCTGATCCAAAAGGTGAAGGATGCGCGAAAGTGGATGAAGGACAACAAGAATACCGTGGACGCATGGAAAGCGGCCCTCATTGCCGCTGCGGTCAGCGTCGGTTCCTTCCTTCTGGTGCTGAAATGGGGCGCGATTATGAAAGCCGCCACCAAGGCCGTGAAAGCCACCAGAGCGGCCATTCTTTTGTTTAACGCGGCTCTGCGGGCAAATCCCATCGGCCTTGTGGTAAGCCTGATCGCTGGCCTTGTAGCTGCCTTTGTGTACCTTTGGAACAACAACAAGGATTTCCGGGCGTTCTGGATCAGCCTTTGGGAAAAGCTGAAATCCGCCTGCTCCAAGGCCGTTTCCGGCATTAAAAAGGCTTTTAACGGCCTGAAAGGCGCGGTAAAGACGGTGCGTGACACCTTCGAGGGCATCCGAAAGGCGGCGGCGGATAAGATCGACGCGGCGCGGGAATCGGTGAAAAAGGCCGTGGACAAGATCAAGGGGCTGTTTCCCCTGAAAGTCGGAAAGCTGTTCAGCAATCTCAAAGTCCCGAAAATCTCCGTCAGCGGTGGCAAGGCCCCCTTCGGCATAGCGGGAAAGGGCAAGCTGCCGAACTTTAACGTGAAATGGAACGCGGCAGGCGCGGTCTTCGACCGGCCCACCATCCTTGACAGCCGGGCAGGCTTGCAGGGGGTAGGCGAAGCAGGCGCGGAAGCCATAGCGCCCATTGACGTGCTGCAAGGCTACGTCCGGCAGGCGGTACGGGCAGAAAACGAGGCCGTCGGGCGGCTTCTGGTGGAACAGACCGGGCGATTGATTGACGCAATGCGGCGGATCGTGCCCAAAGACGTACTGCTGGACACCGGGGTTCTGGTGGGCGAACTGACCCCGGCCATTGACGCGGGGCTGAATGTAAGGTACAGGAACGCCGGGCGTGGGAATGTGCGGTAAGGAAAAGGGAGCGGCGCGGGCCGTTCCCTTTTATGGTTCTGCTGTAGCTTCGTCTTTCAGCACATCATATATGATTCTTGATTCACCGCCGAAACCCATAGCGGCGATAATTACGTTGGAATGGTCTGTATCATCCAGAAAGTAAAAGCCAAGAATCTTGTCTTTTATGTCCATCGTATTGCGAACAAATCCGTAAAGCGATTCACAAACGGAAAGTACGGATTCTCTGGATTTTTCCCACGATTCCTCACTATAACCGTTTTCTTTCGCAGAGGCAATCATTTCGGCTTTTCCGTCTTCCGCAACGCTTACCCAGATTCCCGCTTCATCGTATGAAACACAATAGAAAGAGTATCCCTCTTTTTTGATGGTTCGTTCGATCAGGCCAACGGCAAGCTGCAAGTCTTCCGATTCATTCGCCGACGAAAACGCGGGCATTGACAAGGTAACGCAAAGAAGAATCAAAACAAAAAGAACCCTTTTTTTCATGTGGAAGCCTCCTTTTGGAAGATTATAAGGCGGTGATAAATAGAAAACAATGGAAAAAACGACATAAAACGCAGCACTAAAAAGAAGGTGATACGGAATGGCAGACCTTTTCACGCTATACGGGCGTATAGCAATCAACGCCGAAGAGGCAAATAAAAAAATCGACAAGGTTTCCTTTAACGCAAGCGGGCTGGCAAAAACCTTTAAGAACATCGAGAAAAAAGCCGTTTCCGTTGGAAAAACTGTCGTAAAAGGAGCCACAGCCGGAGCAGCCGCTTTAGGTGTTTTGGCAAAGGCATCTATCAGCGGCTATGCCGAATATGAACAGCTTGTCGGCGGCGTGGAAACGCTGTTCGGGGCAAGCGGTCAATCACTGGAAGAGTACGCAGAAAGCGTCGGGAAAAGCGTTGACGAAGTCGAGGGAAAATATAACCAGTTGATGAACGCGCAAAGTACCGTATTTGCAAACGCGCAGGCAGCCTACAAGAACACCGGATATTCAGCGAATCAATATATGCAAATGGCAACGCTTTTCTCCGCGTCCCTGATCTCCAATCTGAAAGGCGACACGGAAAAGGCGGCGGGCTATACTGATTTGGCCATCAGTGACATGGCGGACAACGTCAGCAAAATGGGCACGAACGTGGAAGACGTGCAGAATGCCTATAAAGGATTTGCCAAGGGAACCTATGACATGCTGGATAACCTGCGGATTGGTTATTCGGGCGGCAAAACGGAAATGCAGCGGCTTTTGAAAGACGCGCAGAAACTTTCCGGCAAAAAATACAATATCAAGAACCTGACAGACATCATTGAGGCAATTCACGTCATACAGGAAGAAATGGGCATTGCCGGGAACGCAGAAGCAGAAGCGGCAACCACCATTTCCGGCAGCATCAACGCCACGAAAGCGGCGTGGGAAAATCTGGTGATGGGCCTGTCTGATGGGAATGCGGATATTGATAAGCTGTTTGGCAATTTGACCGTTTCCGCAAAAAACGTCGTGAAAAATGTCGGCAAGCTATTCCCCGGCTTTTTGAAAAATGTCGGAAGCCTGATCCGTGGTATTGGGTCAACCATTTCCGACGAATGGGCAAATACCGTATACCCCATCATTCAGGAAAAAGTCAAGGCAAAATTCAACATTGAACTTCCTGACTGGGACGATGTAAGCAACACGATCACCACGAAGATGGCGGAAGTGCAGGAAAAGTTTGCCCCCGTCATTGAAAGCTTTTCCGGCTGGATTGGAGAAAACAAGGAGCAGATCGGGCAATTTGTTTCTTCCATCGGTGACGTTGCAGTTGATGGCCTTGATGCTTTTCTTGGCTTTTTGGAATGGACAGTTGAAAATGGTGATACCGTGCAGGCCATTTTGAAAACGGTCGCGCTCTCTTTCATCGCTTGTACTGCTGCCGCTCATCCGTATATTACGGCAATCGTCGCATTGGTCGCTGCCATGGAATCGTGGAAAAACGGCGAAGAAAAAATGCGGGAGCTTGGCGTTGATGTCGATAAAATCAACAGCGATCCTCTCGGCGCTTTGAACGACTCGGCAACGAAACAGAAAGAAAGCGGACGCTCTTTGCTAGAAACGCTGACGTTCGACCCGGCAAAAGTGGAAATAGAACCAACCGATGATTCTGAAAGCAATATGCAATCGGACATTGATGGGTTCGATCTGAACGACAAAGCGTTGGTAGAGGCCGACCCGGAATCGAAAAATGCGCTGCAATCCTATTTGGACAGCTTGTATCTGAATGCAAGGGTAATGCTGGGAGTTGACGACGGAACCGGCGGCCAGCATGAAGCCAGCGGCTTGCGGCGCGTCCCCTATGATGGTTTCAAGGCCCGATTGCACGAAAACGAAGCCGTCCTGACGGCCTCGCAGGCGGCCATCTGGCGCGGGGAAAGAATGCCGTCGCTGGCCGGGATCGGGGCGGTGACCATGCCCGTGCAGACGGAGCAGCCCGTCAATCTGACCATCAATATCAGCGGGAATACCAATAGCCCCTACGAGGTGGCACAGGCCGTGCGGAACGCCGTGGATGATTGGAGGTGGCGCGGATGATACCGAAACTGGTATATGAAAACGACATCGGCAGCGTGACGTTTAACGCGGGAACGCCCGGTGCGTACATCGAAAAGGTCACATCCTACGGGGCACAGAACGTGGAATTTCAGACGACCCAGTCCAACCGCGAGATCGGCGAAGTGCTGCAGCACCAGAACGTCAGCCCGAAAACCATCACCATCAAGGGGGCGATCAACGGGAAGTCGGACGGGCTGCGCGACCAGATGAACCACGTCATTGCCCCTTTGGCGAAGGGCCGCCTGATCTACAACGACGAATACGAAATGGAAGTGTACGTCAAGGCTTCGCCGGATATCGACCGCCAGCCCTACGGGGCGAAGTTCAGCTTTTCCTTGTATGCTCCCTTCCCCTATTGGCGGGACAAAGAGCGGACAAACAAGGTGCTGGTGGGCTATGAGCCGCAGTTCATGTTCCCTTGGAACATCTCCGACCCGGAACCTTTTTACCTGTCGAAAGCGGCGCAGGTGGGTTATGTGACGGTGGTCAATGAGGGGGAAGCCCCGGTCGGCTGGACGATCAGCTTTTTGGCGCTGTCTGCGGTGAAGAATCCTTTTGTGCAAAGCATCGACACGGGCGAAAAAGTATGCGTCCTCAAGACCATGGCCGAAAACGAGATGCTGACCATCTCTACCGAGGGCGAAGAGCTAACCGTGACACTGACGGCGGCGGACGGAACCGAGACAGACGGGTTCGAGTATCTGGACATTGACAGCATACCTTTCCTTCTGGCGCTGGGTGAAAACCACATCAAAACCGACGCGGAAGAAGGCGGCGCGGGCCTGCGGGCCAGCATCAGCTTCCGCCCGGCGTATGCGGGGGTGTAGCCATGATCCTGCATGTATTTGACGATACATTTACCTACCGAGGGCGTATTGAAAACTGGATCAGCCTGACGTGGACGGAGCAGTACAAGGACAAGGGCGGGTTTACCCTTGAGGTATACGACACGGACAAATACGCCGGTCTGCTGCGGCGCGGCTGGTATTTGTACCGGGCCGACCGTCCGGCGGCTATGCTGATCATCAGCGTCAAACGGGACACCGAGGCCAACACCATCACGGCGGGTGGGTACACGGCCTTGCACCTGCTGACATGGCGGACAATCGCCCACGCGTACAGCGTGACCAACGTGGAAAGCGCCGTGTACGGCATGATAAACGCGGAGCTGCGCTGGCTCAACGTCACCACCGCCGCCGTGAAGGGGCTGACAGCGGAATACGAATGTGAGATCGAAGGCGAAGACCTGCTGGAAGCGGCGGAGGAAGTGCTGGGCCAGACGGAATACGGCATCCGGGCGAACTTCGACCGCACCAACAAGACCAACGTGATTGAGGTCTACGAAGGGGTCGACCGCACGTACAAGAACGGCGTGGGCGGCGTGGTGTTTTCACAGGAATACGGCAACCTTCGGGCGCTGACTGTCAGCGAAGACGACGACCTGTACAAAAATGTGGCGCTGGTGACCGGCGCGGCCAACAACGACCCGCGAACCGTGTATTACGAGTATGTCTCCCCGGAGGCCATCGAGGCCGGAGCGGCCCAGCGGCGGGAGCTGCTGGTGACCGGCGAAGACCAAGGGGAGGAAGAAACGAACCCGGACTGGCAGAAGCGGCAGAAGCAGATCGGCATCAAGGCCCTGCAGGAGCATAAAAACGCCCTGTGTTTTGAATGCGAGCTGAGCGCGACCGAGTTCGGCCACCGCTGCGACCTTGGGGACAAGGTGACATGCAAAAGCCAGCGCTACGGCCTGCGCTTTGATGCGCGAATCACGGAATATCAATACGAAAACCGGCAAGGGGTGGAGACGATCAAAGTAGTGATCGGCGACAAGCCCTTGAACTATGTGAAGGGAGAGATCGTAAAAAATGGCTGAAAAGAGTTTTCCCCTTGAAAATACGGCCTACACGGCGGAAGATGCGCAGCTGTGGTTTGCCACGCGGCAAAGCGGCGTTTACGCCGGAACTCATCTGGGCGTGACGGCCAACGGCACCATGGCGGTAACGCTGGGGACGGGCATTGCGTGGCTGCACTATGCGGATTTTGCGGGATGCGTGTACGGCAACACCGTGGGAAAGGCCCTGACGGTGGAACTGGCCGACGCGCAGTACGCCCGCATCGACCGGGTCTGCATCCGTTTGGAAATCCTGAACAACAAATGCTACGCCTACGTGAAGAAGGGCACGGCGGCGGCCTCTCCGGCGGCTCCCGCCCTGCAGCGGGACGCGTCTGCCTATGAGATCAGCGTTGCGCAGATCGCCGTGGCGGCGGGCGCGACGGCCATCAACGCGGGCAACATCACCGACGAACGGCTTGACGAAACCGTCTGCGGCCTGATGCGCGACGGCGTGACGGGCATCGACACCAGCGTACTGCAGAGCCAGTACAACGCCATTCTGGCCGAACTGAAAGCGAACCTGCAAGCCGTCTATGATGGCGTGGAAAAGGTGAACGTGACGGAATACAGCGCCACCCTGACCGTAGCCGGGTGGACTGGTTCCGGGCCGTACACGCAGGAGGTGACCCTTGCTGGCATCCTCGGCAGCGACACGCCTTTTGTGGACGTGGATATGAGCGGGCTGACCGACGCGGACGATATGCAGGCGGCGCAGGACGCATTCGGTCTGATTCTCAAGGGCGTTTGCGGGGCAGGGAAGATCACCTTTACAGTGTACACCAAGCCCAAAGTGGCGCTGCCGATCAAGATCAAGGTGGTGGCGTAAATGGGTGAATGTTACATTGTGCGCCGGGGCGGAAGCGGGTCTTCCGGCGGAACCATCCCGGAGTTTAATTACACCGGCACGTATCAGCTCATCGACGACGGAGACCGAAACTGGCGAATCAAGCTGCTGACCAGCGGCATCCTGACTTTTACTGACCTTGGCAATGCCAAGAACGGCGTTGACGTTTTCTGCGTCGGCGGCGGTGGTGCCGCTGGCTGGGGCTGGTACAACGGCAGCTATGGTAAGGGCGCTTGCGGCGGCTTTACGGCCACGAAAAAGGGCGTGCCCGTGCAGAAAGACACGGCCTACACCTGTACAATTGGCGCGGGCGGACAGGACAGCTGGGCCACCGGCGGAACCACCAACGCCCTGAATGGAGCGCTGACGGCTGCGGGCGGCGGAAAGCTGCTGGGTGGCAACGGCGGCGGTGCGTATGGCAACAACGTGCCCTATGATGGCGGCTCGGACGGCGGGAACGGCGCTTGTGCGGACGGCAACACGAGCCA